AAAAGTTTGTACGGTTTGCGGGTAGTCCAGAATGTTTTTAAGTTAGGGTTTAACTGGAACATTCGATTGCGCGTAGAAGTCGTCCAGGGTGCGGCCTTTGTTTAGGCTTTCGCCGTTGGTTGTATGGTCAACTTCCTGCTTATCACGCCAGTCATCCGCGCCCATGTTCTTCAAGCCAAAGATAACGAGCGTAGGATTAACTTCGCCGCCTTGTGCGCCACTACGGCCAAGTTTCTCCCACCATGACGCGCATTTGGCCTTGGCTCTTTTTACGGCTGCCGAAAAATCAGGGTGAACTTCCGCCCACTCGGTAATTGTCGAACGCGCCACGTCGATCTCAGCCGCGAAAGAAGTGATGGAAGCACCCTCCGACATATGCTCAACGATCATGTCGCAGTACTTTGGGTCGTACTTGCTTGGGCGACCGATAGGATTCTTATCGTCCATCTTCAATACCCATTCAAACAGTTAACGTAAACCCGGTCGCGGAATGCCTCGACCAGAATGCGCCGGATTTTAACCTGGTGGTCGCCGTTGAACACCTGCACGGTGTAAGCGTCTTCGATGATGCTGCGACCGTATTCGCTGCTGACCATGTTGATCAGGTGTTGTTTCGGCATGCCGTTCTGGCGCTCCTGCATGATGCTGCGGGCGGTCGCAGCAACCATGGCGCAGCCTTGGGCGCGTTGGTTCCAGTCGGCAAGGGCCGGAGTTGAAATCAGCAGTGCTGCAAGGATTAGAGTTCGCATATTCATTACCTCGCCACACATGGGCAGTGTTCAGCGGTACAGTCCAGGCAGTGTAGCATGGGGCCGGCGTTGGTTGTTGGGGTGCTGGTAGCGGAACGCGCCACACAAGCCGCCTCCCCAGCCAAACCAAAGTACGCCGCCCCATCGATATACGAATCGGCGCTGTAGTTACCCTGCTGGCTGCGCACGGCTTTCAGAATGGCCATGAACAGCCAGCCCTGTTCTTCCGTGATGGCGTGCCCGGTAATGGCCTTGAAAGCCTCCACAGTCGCGCCCATGCTGCGTTCGCCTTCTGGCTTGTCGTAGGTGGCGGCTCGCTGCTTCATGGCGTCTAGGCCGGCTTGTAGGAATTGGGGGGCTTTCATGAGCGGCACTCCTTCACCATTTGGTTAATAGCATTGCACAGCGCCGGCCATTCCTCAGCGTTCAATCGAATCTTACCTTCGCAGTCGCTGACAACGACAAACTCGCCACCGGCTTCGTCGTCAACTTCGACCGTGAACGCCTGTTCAGAGAACAGCGGCTCGCCTTCTGGCAGGACGTGCAGGCGGGTTACTCGGGTTGTTTGGGTCATTTCATCGCCTCCCCGATAGCGGCTGCGGCGCGGACGATGGCTAGCCTAACCGCTGCAAGAAGATCAATTTCGAAGCCAGGCCCAACTTCGACCTTGTGCCACCAGTTCGCCCAAACCCGCACCCGCACTGGCGCGCCATGCTGTCGCATGGTGCCACTGCCTGGAACTCGGTCGACGACATACTCTAGGCCGAGCGCCACAGCCAACCGCAGCGCGTCGCCATCGTCGCTGAGTGGGTTCCAATTACCATTACTCCCGATAAAAATCAGGTTTTTGCTGATTCCTCGGTTCGGATGCGGCCTCACCTCAATTCCTGCCGCCTTCGCCGCCAGCTCAAGCAATTCGCGGTCAGTTTTCATTGGTCGGACTCCTTCACAAACGCCCCACCCGGCACCATGCGACCTTTGCGGTCTTTGATCTGGTTCCAGGCTGATTCGCAGCAGTCGAGTAGGGAAAGGTTGTTGGCTACTGCATTGGCCTGTAACGAATAAAGACCGGCGTCTAGCGAATCTCCAACGGAATGATCATGGCAGCTGATTTTGCGAAGAGAATCAGCAACCAGCCCAATCATCACACATGCACCAAGCGCAGAGTCTTGCACCGTAGCATCTAGCGGCGTTTCATCTAGCGCATATGCCAAATCAAATTCATGACCGACCATCTTTGCCACGCCGACTAGGCACACGGCCACATCACCAATGGCGTCAATCAGCCCTTCACGGTCGCCTTTGATCACTGCGTCAGCCAACTCGCCAACCTCAGAGATTGCTTTCAGGCATTGCGCTTGTGCCGTGCTGTGTTCGTAGATGCCGCGTGCTTCTTGCCAGGCTTCTACGTTTGCTTTGAATTCTTCGAATTTCATGGGGGTTACTCTCCAGTGGTCTTACGATCCTGCCGGTTACTGCCGACAAGGGGTTTTTGTCCGGGTGCCAGGTGCCAGTCGATCACCTGTTGGCATTTGCCGTTACTGCATAGCTTGGCGTTGATGCTGCGCAGTGCTACCAGCTCGGCGCGGCAGTCGGGGCAGTGGGTCACTCCTGCACCCTCCACACCAGCAGCTTGCCATTGCGAATGCGCGTTTTGATCTCGAAGCCCAGCTTCTTGGCCGCGCGATGCACCAGAACGCGAACGTATGCCCAATCCAGCGGCTTGCCGTCTTTGACGATTTCCTCGATGACCAGATCGTCATGCTCGGGCAGGTCGTTGGTCATCAGGTCGAGGATGTGTTGGCTTGTGTTCAATGGGTTGTCTCCCGTGTGGTGGTGGTTGTTGTTATTTTAACTGGCGTGGTGGGGAATGCAAGCGCCGATTCAGGTAAGAGCGTCAGTGTACTGCTTAAAAACCGAATACACTGCCCTGTACGCCTAGTGCCGCGCGGGTTACAGCGAAGGCAGTGTGTCCGAGTGTGCCAAGTGTGCCAAGTTCCTATATAGCCCCTCGTGGGGGCGTTTTCCCTATATTTCCCCTTTTTACCTACTTATATACATATTCAATACACTTGAATACACTTATAGGGGGGGAAGCCTAGTGCCACGCGGTTTTGAGGCAGTGTATTGGGTTTTTTTATTAAGCACTGCGACTACACTGCGACTACACTGCGCAGTGCATGTTGACTCACATCATTCACTTGCAATACACTCGATGCACCAACAGACAACCGGATCGCATGATGCAAAATTCAGAGCTTGAAATCATCGAAAGCATAAGGTCTCAGCTAGCCGACCTTGAACAAATGATATCGGCAGATGAGCTGCACGCCAGAAAACGCGCATACACGAAACTATCAAGTGAAATGCCTACACTTGATAATTTTTATGACCTAAGGGAGAAGGGTAAAAGATGGATGACTTGCGCTCAGATATGCGAAGAAATTGGGATTGAACCAAGCCGGAGCAACTGCACCATGCTGGGTAACAAAATACCCGGCTCAGTTCAGCGACGGCGTAGCAATGGGAAAAACCTACTGCTAATGCCGTACCTGATTGAACGTTTCTGACAATAAAAACCCCGCACTAAGCGGGGTTTATTTTCAGTGGTTAGAATCCTACGTTAAGGTTTGGAGGCACGAATAGCAGGTTTTTACCATTGCTGCGCCTCCCCTGGTTCCCGTTGTGCTTCCTGACGATTGCAGCGCATGACGATGCATCACCCCGCGTCGGTCGATCTATGCCAACCTCTAGAAGCAGATCAGTCGCTGTCATCCACCGCCATGACGCCTTAGCCGCATCCCACTGTAGATTCCCCATGATGCGCTCCTCTACAGGGTCAACGGCTGTGTATTCCTCGTTCACCCCGTTTAGCGCTGTCACCTCCTCATGCGTCAGATAGTAGGACTCGCCAGCGCGCCAGATCGTTTCGATTTCAGCCCAAAACTGCTGCATGTCAATCGAGTGCGAGTGATCCAGCTCGGTGGCCTCAATCGTCCAGTAGCGACGGTTCCCAGTCGGGTCATGCAGGAACTCTTTCGGGTTCACGGACGCGAAGAAAACCGTGCGCCGTGCGTATGTCGATTCCTTGCGAGCGTATGCGCGGCGCAGAACGTCGCGGTCGTTAGTTAGGAACGACTTGAGGGCCGCGATATCCGACTTCCTGAACGTGGCGTCAAGCTCCCCCAGCTCGACCAACCAGAACGACACGCACTGCTTAACTGAGTCCTTATCGTCGGGGCGCAGGATCATGCCATCCTTGATCAGGTTCATATCGGACGGCGCGAGCGACTTAAACCACTTCGTTTTGCCAAGGTACTGCGCGCCCTGGAACGTCAGAACGCCCGCCGCGCTGATCCCGTTTGGCGACAGCGCCGCTGCTACGGCGGACACGCACCACTTGCGCAATAGCGTTTCCTTGAGTTTGCGGCGTTCTTCGTCGTAGTCATGCGCGCCCTTGACGGTAGCGTAAAAATCAGCCAGCCGCGAAACGCCATCCCACGGCTTGGAGCTGATCCACTCGGCCACCGGGTTATACAGGTTTTTGTCTGCCAGGTATGTGACCATCCCGTCGAGCGCGTCAGTCGGCATGTCGAACAGGGCGCATTCGGATTTCAGCCACGCAAGCGAGGCGTTAGCGCCGTTATCGAGCGTGAACGCCTCACCCGGTATCAATAGCTCCTCCTCCTTGGCGATCACGTTGTACCGGATCGTCACGCCGATACGCTTGCATATCTCGCGTAGGTTTTCGATGTGCTTGATGGGCTTGCCTTTCTCGGTTGTGAACTTCAGCGGCTCAGCCAGGTTGTAATTGCCGCGCCCTACGACAGGCATAGGCTCCTGCTGTTTAACCGAGGGCACAGTAGGCTCAGACTGCTTGACCTGCTCGATTAAGCGCGCACGCGGTTCATGCGTCATGCCCAGCATCTTGGCCGCTGCCTTGGCTGCCTTGCTCACATCGTCGCCGTGTTCGTAATGGCAGAACAGATCGAAGGCGTTTACGGGGCGCCCCGACTCCTCACTGCACAGCGGGTCTGAGCTGTGATGAATCCAGCATGAGCCGCCATCAGGGAATATCAGCACGCCTGGCAGCCCCGTGCCGCTGTGAGGCGATAGCCAGCGCTTTCCGACACGCTTGTATCCGTACCGCGCTAGCTCGGTCTCAAGATCATGAGCGGCGTTGTATGCGTCGATTACCGATTCACCCTGGCCACGCGGTCTGGTTTCTCGTTTAACGCTTGCATCTGGCTGCTCTGGTGCTGGCGCCCACGGGCACATGGCCTGCATCTGACCCTTGAACTTGTCGCAGTCCTGCCCCATTGCCAGCAACCAGCGCGGCGGCTCTGGCCACTGGTCTGTAGGTTGGGTGATCCAGGTGTACGGCTTGCCGGTGTCGGGGTGGATAGATGGCGGCAGAACGTCCTGTCGTTGCTTGCCATCAGTCGCGGCGCGAAGCTCGAATACAGTAAACGATTTCGCCGGGTCTTCCTGGCGCTTCCAGTTCAGTTTTCGATACGGTAATTCGACGCCATCAGGAACGCGAAACGTCAGGCGCATACCCTTGGCCGCGCCCTGAATAGTCGGCGTGCTGCTGACCAATTCGTCGAAGTCGATCCCGAAGCACTCGCAGATATGGCGGAACGATTGCAGGCAGTCAACATCTAGCGAGCAATAGCGGGAAGGCCCAAGCGCCAGGCCCATGTTCCACTGAGGGTGTGCGTCGTAGAACGACTCGGCATCAGCAGCCGTAGCTAGCGCGGTATTGCCCCAATCATCAGACTGCGGGAATTTCCGGCCAGGCTCGATAGGGACAATGTGCATCCCGAACCGCTCAACGTAACGTCGGGCATACCATGAAATAGGCTTGCTCATGCTGTGTAGTCTCCTTGCAGAAACTCCACGATGGTGCGGCCTGTCGGGATCTCGCTGTGCTTGATCCATGGGCGGTTGCCGTGTTCCGGCATCTTGCAGACGTGCTTGCAGCGCTGGCACTGCACGCAGTAGTGAACGGTTCCATTGGCGAATGTTCGGCGGGCGTATTGTCTAAAACCTCGGTGGTCGCAACCACTTTGCGGCGTGTTTTTCATGTGTACCTCTGATTATTGGTTTAAGAGGGAGAGCGCATCTTCTACGGATCGAGCGATGCCGGCAATGCCGCCATGCTTTTTCACCGCTTCGATGAATCGGATTTGCTCGGGCGTTGCGCGGCCCTTGGGGGTTTTCACTTCGATGGCGATGAAGCGCCCACCGGGCGCGATCCCGATCAGGTCTGAGCCGCCAGGATTCCCGATACCGAACTTGATAGGAATGCCGGCTGGGTTTTTCAGGATGCCCGAATTATTTCGCCAGATTAGGCAGCCTGCTTGTGATAGCGCCAGCATGATGCTGCGCTGGATGTCGGACTCGGTCATGCTGCACCCCTCAACTGGTTGTAAATCTTGCGAGCTTGGTTGAACAGTTCGCCATCTGGGCGCTTGCCTTCGCGTGCGGCCATCGTAATGGCGGCCCACTCAGCCGGCTTGCTCATCTTCCGACGCATACCCAGCGCCACCAGGTCGCCCAACGTGCGCGCCATACCTTGCTCGCGCTTCTGTTCGCGGCGTATGGCTTGCTTGTCGATCTTGGCCAGCTCGCCATCGACCACTTCAAGCTCACGCTGTACGCTGGCAACAGGCGCGCCACATGAGGGGCACTCGCTCGGGCCTGGCCGGAAAACAGCCCAGCATTGTTTGCACTGGCTAATTTTGACTTCCTGTTCGGCGCTGGATTTCTTGATGCCTTTTTCCTTCCCGGCTAGCGACCATTCGCGTTCGTCGTCTGGGAGTCCGTGGCGCATCGCGCACGCCGCATGGTCGAGAATTACGGCAGGACTGGGCTTTCGGCGTAGCGCTCGGAATACCATCTGAAGGTATCGCGCCAGCGACATAGTGGGGCGCAGCAATATGCAGCATTCGATTGTGCAGTCCCGTCCAACCTGGGCGCTTAGGTCGAATCCTTCAATGACCAACTCGCAGTTGCACAGGATTTTATAGCGCCCATCGGCCAGGCCTTCGCATGCCTCTTTAAGCTCGGCCTCGGTCGTGTCCGCGTCAACATGTACGGCTGGAATTCCGCACGAATTGAAATACTCTGCCGTGTGCTTTGAGTGCTTCACGTTCACGCAATAGCAAACCGTGCGCATACCGTTGGCGTATTTCTTCCAGTGACTCACCACGTCGCCAACAATCCGGCGCGAATCCATCGCCTCGGCTAACTGCTCCTTGTTGTAGTCGTTTCCTGATTTCTTGACTCCCGACAAATCCGGCTCGATACCAGTCGAGTAAATCTCATAGTCCGACAAGCGCCCTTGCTCGATCAGCCACTGAGTTGACTTGGCTTCGATCAGTTCGTCGAATAGGTCTAGCGGCTTGCCGTCTAGGCGTTGTGGCGTACCAGTAAGGCCGATAACGATTGATCCCCTTTCCTTTGCCCACTTGATCACCGTTTCGAACATATTGCCCTTGCACAAATGCGCCTCGTCAATAAACAGAATGGCGGGCGCTTTCAGTGACTCTAGGCGGCTGTATACCGTGCCAATGGTGCCAACCTGAACGGGCAACGTGCTGCGCTGCTTGCCGCTGGTAATCAGGCCGTGTTCAATCTTTGCCTGCCAGAATGATTTGCTGGTTTGGCGCAGCAGGTTTTTGCGGTGAACCAGAAACCACGAGCCTGATTGATTCTTGCGCATGGCCTCGCTGGCTATGTAGGCGGCAACAACTGTTTTCCCGAATGCAGGGCTGGCCACGCCAAGCACTGAGCGAATGCCGCTCCTAAGCGCGGCGCGTAGGTTATCTACGAACTCTTCTTGGTCTTCGTACAGGTTGATCACTCGTTCCCCTCCAGATAATCCGACAGCTTCTCAACTACCTTGTATTTCGGCTGCTTTTGAATGCCGTTGGCGATCTGCCACAGGCTTGTGTAGCTGACGCCTGTAGCCTCAGCCACAGCAGACAGCTTGC